CACCAAAATCGCTAAACGGTTTTTCCGTTAGGGGCAGAAGGATTTTCTACGAATGGGCGCGCGCGGACGGCCACACCGCTTCGAGCTAGTGCAGGTCGAGCGGGTCGAGCGCCCGCGTCCGCCGGCCGAGCTTTCAGCCGATGAAGCGGCGGAATGGGCGGCGATCGTGAACGTTCACGAGGCCGATCATTTTGCCCGGGACACATGGCCATTGCTGACGGGTTACGTCGGGAAGACGATCCGCTTGCGGCAGATTCGGCGGCTGATCGAGGCCGTGACATCGACGGATCCCTTTGACGTCAGCCGCTATGCGGAATTGTGCCGATTGGAAACCGACGCTATCCGAGCGCTCGCGATACTTGCAACTAAGATGCGTTTGGCGCAACAATCGGTCGAAGATCGGCGGACACGCAAGCCGACAACGATCGAAAGGCCGTGGGACTAGGTGAGGATCGTCGGATGGATTTGTCGGATACGGCGAGCGCGCAAGCAAATTTGAAAGACGCGCGAGCTAGAGACGTAGCCGACGCCATCATGGCGCTGATCCGTGACATTCACGGAGGACTCGAAAAGCAGATCGACGCAGCGCATGCTAAATTAGTGCGCGCGCTTCGCGACATGCAATAGCGGGAACGTCAGGAGGAAAGCCATGCGTCTCTTGCTAACGGGTGCCATTGCTCTTGCTGCGTTGCTCGGCTCGACGGTCACGTTTGCCGCGCCGCGCGCGCCTTGTGAGGCGATCAAGTCCCGCGACGTTTGCGTGTCGCGCGATACGTGCGCATGGGTCAAGGTCGGCAAGGGCAAGCGCGCGGTGAATAAGTGCCGGACCATCCGGCGCTGACGATCGCGTTGCTGGCCTTGGTTATCGCCGTGATGGCGTACTACGGGGTGCGCTGATGAAACCATTTCTATGCATCTTTGTGCTCGCGTTCACGCTCGGTGCATGCACGACGCCGCCGGGCGGTGAACTTCCGATGGTCGATCAGGTACGCGCGCGGGCGCTCGCGCTGTGCAAGTTCGTTCCGACGATCGACGCCGTGACCGAGCTATTGCAAGCCGCGAGCGGGACGGGCTCGGCGTTCGCAATCGCCGAAATGATTTGCGCGGCGGTGACAAAGGGACCGATGCCGGCGGCGGGACTGCCGGCCGCGCGAGCGGTGGGCGCAATGCAGGTGGCGCCGTCGCCGACGGTCACGGTCAACAACGTCGTCATTCGTGGGGTGTTCGTCCGCTAAAATTTTCCGCTCGTGTTGTTCATGTGTCCAACCCGAATGAGTGGGAGCTGGTGGAAAGCGGGAATGAGCGCAAAGGAAGTTGATGCTGCCGAGATCGATCGGCTCCGCGCCGAGAATGAGAATTTGCGGCGTTGGAAGGCGCTGGACAAACACATCACCGCAGCAATGGCTATTGTGCAAAGCGACACACAGAAGCTCCGCGCCGACAACGCACGCCTACAGGCGCGCCTCGCTATGATTGCCGACATCGCGGAAGGCAGCGGGACGGTGAACAGCTTGCCCCACATCGCAAAGATAGCCAGGGGGGAATGCTGATGAGCACAGAGGGAGTCAGGTGGCTGTTCGAATGCAGAGAGTTTATGGAGCAGCGCGGCGTTATTCGGCTAGAGCTGTGGCCAGAGGGGCTGGTGCTATGGGTTGGTGGCACCATTCGGTGGCGCGAGTGGGAATCCAATGTTCAGCATCGTTGACCCGGTTTCGGCACCACAGTCGGCGGAATGCTCGGACGCGAAGGGTCCTCCTTCACGGAGGCAGAGGAGCATCAAATGGCGAAGTGGGTCGCGGTAAACGAGATCGGTAATGACAACTTCGCCACCTCGATCTACGAGGACGACTGGAAGGGTCTGTTGGTGGCCCGTTGTAATCAGAACGGGCAATATCCGGAACAGGCGGCCACGATAATCAAAGCATTGGAACTCGGTGGTGTCGCCTCACTGTTTCCCGCACATTTGACTAGCCAGTGAAGGAGCGGATTTTTGTGGTTCTAGAAATTAGGCGCTATCTGCTAAACGTCATGCTGCCCGTTGGGGGGCCTGAGTCTTGTGCTATCGTGCGCCATGATGCCGAGACTCGAAGATCTGCCGTTGTCGGCGCGATTGACGCTCGGCATCATCGCGGCGCTAGTGGCGGCGATCATTCTGATGGTCGTTGAGGCGGAAGGCGAGCCGGCACCGATCGGGCTTTCCCCGCACGAAGAAACGTTCACCGCCTTGGAACGGCAAGCGCTTGATCAAGCGTACGTCAACCACATGATGAAGCTGTTCAATATTTGGGTGACCGACTACAGCGACGCCCCGCCGCGCGCGATCAAGGGAGCGCAAAATTTACGCTCGGCCTATACGCGAGCGCTGGCGGCAATCGAGAAACGCGAAAAGGCGATCGAGGATGCCACGCAAAAAATCCCGCGCTCGCGCTAACATCGAATGGATCGAAAAGTTTTGCCGGATCCCGCAAGGCCCGGGCGTCGGGCAAAAAATCAAGCTGCCGCCGTACATGCGCGACGACTTGATCGCCATCTATGACAATCCGGCCGGGACGCGCCGAGCGATACTGTCGCGCGGGCGCAAGAATGCGAAGACGACCGAAAGCGCGATGCTGGTCTTATTGCATCTTTGCGGACCGGAGCGCCGGCAGAATTCGAACATCTATAGCGCGGCGCAATCGCGCGAACAGGCAGGCATCTTGTTCGGGCTCGCCGCTCAGATGGTCATGCTTCATCCGGTGTTGCGCGCGGCGATCAACATCCGCGAGACGAAGAAGGAACTTCATTGCTCGGAACTCGGCACGACGTACCGGGCGCTCTCGGCGGAAGCTCGCACCGCCTACGGCTTGTCGCCGGTGCTGATCGTCCATGACGAACTAGGACAAGTGAAGGGGCCGCGAAGCGAACTGTTCGACGCGCTCGAAACATCGACCGGCGTGCAAGCGCAACCGCTCTCGATCGTGATCTCGACGCAAGCGCGGACCGACAACGACTTGCTGTCGATCCTGATCGACGATGCCATTGCCGGCAACGACCCGCGAACGGTGGTCCGGTTTCATGCGACGCCGAAAGATTGTCCCGACATCTTCGACGATGAAGCGATCCGGGCTGCTAATCCCGGCTTCGACTACATAATGAACCGGGAGGAAGTCCGCGCCATGGCGCGCGATGCCAAGCGGATGCCGGCGCGCGAGAATGAATACCGCAACCTTGTCCTGAATCAGCGGGTCGAAGCCAAGGCGTCTTTCGTCTCGCGCGACGTTTGGCTGTCGTGCGGCGCCGAGCCCGAACCGCTCGACGATTGCCTCGAAGTCTTTGGCGGGCTCGATCTGTCGGCGACAAGCGATCTCACGGCGATGGTCTTTGTCGGCAAGCACGGCAACGTTTGGCACGTCGACCCGCATTTCTGGCTTCCCGGCGACGGGCTCGCCGAGAAATCGCGGCTCGACCGCGTGCCTTACGACGTCTGGCGCGATCAGGGATACCTGATCCCGACACCGGGGCGGACCGTGGATTATGCATGGGTCGCCGATCGCGTCGTCGAAGCGTTCGACCGCTACAACATCAAAAAGATCGCGTTCGATCGCTGGAACTTCCGCCACTTCAAACAATATCTATTGCGCGCCGGCATGAGCGAAGAATCGATCGCGCAACACTTCCTTGAATTCCGGCAAGACTTCCGCGAGATCTCGCCGGCGCTGAAACAACTCGACATTCATTTGAAAAACGGCCACGTCGCGCACGGCAATCATCCGGTGCTGACCATGTGCGCCGACAATGCCGTGGTGCTCCGCGACAACGTCGAAAACATCAAGTTGATCAAGCGCAAGGAGTACGGCCGGATCGACGGCATGGTCGCCTTGACGATGGCGTTCGGCGCCATCCCGCAAGAGACGAAGCCGATCGAGGAAACGCCCCGCCCGGGGCTGTTCATTATGGGCTGACGTCAGCGAAACAACCGATCGAACATCCGGCATAGGCTGTCGTAATCGTCCGCGATCCATTCGACGTATTGGTTCGGTCCATTCCAAGGATAGTTGGCGCCTACCGTCATGCCCCATTTGGTCATCGAACGGCAAGCCTTGGCGTTGTTGACGACCATCGTCACGGGATAGTTCGTCAGCGAGAGCATGTGAATGGGGCCGTTGCAAACGCCGAAGTTCATCAAGGAGCCGGCGTAGAGCGCCATTCGATTGATCATGCTGATCGGGCTGAATCGGTGATCATCGATGACGATGGCGCCGATCTTCCACGCGAACCGCTCCCATGCATCGCGATTGCTGTCGCGCTCTTTGGCGGTGTCGTTGTCGCGGATCGTGACCGTGAATGCGCATGGCTTGGGCGGGAGCGCCGAGACAAGCGGCCGGAACCGGCGGCCGGATAGATACCAGGGAAGCAATTGGCTCGCGACCGCGTCGAGCGTGCCGACGTCGGTCCCGTATCGTATCCGCAAGCCGGCAAACGTCGGACCCGGTTCGATGATCGATTGGAAGCGGCGCAAGACTTCGGCGGCGGGCCACTTCGACGTGCGCGGGTTGCGAATGTCAAAATTGATTGCCTCCGCGCCATCAGCGGCGACCATGACAAGCCAGTTATAGAATTCAAACGAAGCAATGTGCTTCGATAGCCGATAGGTGGCGAACGTCATGGCGCGTAATCCTCAAGGTTGATATGGCCGGCGTCGGCTTCAATCAGGACGATTTCCACGGCACGCGGCAAGCGTCGACTGCCCGCAAACCATCGCTTGATCGTTGCGCGGTCAACCTGAAAGATGCGCGCAAGATCGAGCGTCGTCCATTCATTGCGAGCGCGTAGTTGTTGCCATTCTTTCTTGTTCATCGCGTTCCGCCTTTAGCTCGCATGCGCAGCGCGCCGTTGATGCCTCAAGGAATTCGCATTGCATGCCGGTTGCTTCGTATCTTGTGAAACGGCCGGCCGGCCGGGCTTTGACAACCCATGACCGACCGGCTTCGTCTTTGCCTTCCCAACGCGTCGGGCAAAACCCGCGCCACGCAACAACACGCCACGCAATCATGCTCACTTAGTCGAGGAACCGATCCCGATCGTATTCGCCGACTACCTCTTGTGACGCGGCTGTTGTTCGCATCATCAGGATCGCGGTCATCCCGATCAACGTTGCGATGATCAGCGCGAGCGCGATCACGACAACGCCGGCGGCGTCTTTGCTGGTCATGGCGTCTTTTCCTTTTCGAGTTGGTTGATGACGTCTTCCCAGGCACGGCGCGCCCGGGTCGACGCGGTAGCCGAGCGATTTACCGAGCAACTTTCCCAAGCCGCTTGATTGCTGTTGCACGTTCCATGATTTGATCCCTTGAATTGAAAAGGCCGCCCGGCCGAAACCGGGCGGCAAGGTGTGGCGGCGAAGAAGCCTTTACGCCGCCAGGTCGATGATCTCGCCGGCCTTGCGTTCAAGCTCGATGCGGCGATCGGTGTGCGGGATCGAGCGCGCGTAGGCGGTCGCCGCCGTGGCGGCATCCCACAGCGTTTCGATCGGCTTTCCTTCCTCCGATTCGTGCAAGAGTTTCAGCGGGTCGACCATGCGAGCGCCGAAGCGCTGGCCAAGGAATTCGTCGAGCTTGTCGCCGATCCGCTTGTTGCGCGCGTCTTCGATCGCCTTGCTGATGTTGGCTTCAGCCGACGCGCGGTAGGCGTCGATCGCCGGCATGACTTCGTCGAGCCATTTGTCGGGCGCTGACGCGGTGTGCCGGATGCGGACTTCCGAAAACATCTTGGCGCCCCACACGATCCGGTTCATGCAAACGTAGTCGAAGCCGAACATCGCGAGGCCGAGCGTCTTGTCGCCGACTTCGGAATTCCAGCAAAAGAAACCGCGCGCCATGGTGCCGGGCTCGCCGTTGCGGCGGCCGGGAACCTCGATGCGGTTTTTTTCGTCGGCAAGGAACACGAAGCAATCATGGTCGGAGGCGAACAAGGTCGTGTTCGCTTTCGTGACCTTGTCGAGCGCAACGCCGAATTCGCCGGGCACGGTCCAATCGCCGGTCACGCCGTCGCCGAAGCGATCGACCAAGGCGCGAATGACGTCGACGTTCCAAACGCGGCCGTAACGCGGACCGGTCGCGGCGCGAAGCATGGCCGTCCCGTTGTCTTGCGTCAGCACGCCGACGTCTTCGATCTGGCGAAGGAACTGTAAGCCGACGTTCAAGCAATCGGCCGCGATCGGCGACGGCAAGCGGCGAAGATAGCCGGCCGGCGCGTCGGCGAGTTGGGACAATTGGCCGAACGCGTAATGCGTCGGCGAGTACGGCCGATCTTCCGGGCCGATGATCGTCAACCCTTTGTGATCTGGCTCGGGCATCGCGCGCAACCGGCGCGAGGCCATGACATGCTCGGCGCTTTGCCGGCGGACGGTTTCGAAATGCCGAAGCATGTCGTCGAGATTCGTGAAGCGTTCGTCATCCGGTCGCCGCGCCCATTGGTTCGAAGCTTGCATGAGAGTCGACATGGAATTTGGCCTTTCAGATTGCGGATCTCGGTTTTGTGCCGAGCCCTTGTGATCGGGCAGGATTGCCCATGCCGAGAGTAGCGCAATATGCGCCCCGGCGCAATATGCGCCGCTGCCGTTCCGGGCAAACTTGCGATTAAAACAAGATGTGGTAAATAGGCAACGTTTTGGGACGCTACCGGTAGCGGTTCGACCGGCGTAGGGGCGGGGCGATGAGCCTTGGCGGCGTCCTCCTTGGCCTGATCAATCTGGCGATCGTTGTCGTGCTGTTGCTGTTTGTCGGCGCGGTCGGTCAGTACGTTTTGACGAAGTTTGGCTGGCCGCCAACCGACATCATGGTGAAGCTCTATATCGCGCTGGTCGCGCTGATCGCGCTCTACATGCTGGTGGCTCTGGTCTTCGGTCTTCCATCGATTCGGATCGTGAGTTGGTAGCCGGCGTTCCCGTGTGCCGCCGGCGCCGCGAGAGCGGTGTGCGTTCCCAAAATGGCGCCGCTCCGAGCCGGTGAAAGGCCGGCAACCTTTTGGAGGGACTAAATGGCCGAGCCGATCGTCACGCGAGCTTGGGCAACCGTCGAGATCAAGCGCGCCGGCAACGCCGAACAACGGATGATCACCGGCATTGCGACTACGCCCGAAACCGATCGGCAGGGTGACATCGTCGAGTCGAAGGGGCTCACGTTCAAGAATCCGTTGCCGTTGCTTCGCTTCCACCGTCATTCCGAGCCGGTGGGATGGGCGCGGCTCGACAAGGCGACCGACGACGGCATCGCGTTCACTGCGCAATTCGCCGACGTGGCCGAATCCGGCAAGCTGAAAGAGCGCGTCGATGAAGCTTGGCAGGAGGTTAAAGCCGGACTCGTGCGCGGGATCTCGATCGGCTTCAAGGCCAAAGAAGCGAAGTTCATGGACGACGGCGGCATGCGATTCCTCAAGGGCGAGGTCGTCGAGCTTTCGCTCGTGACCGTTCCCGCCAACGCTTCCGCGACCATCGCAACGATCAAGTCAATCGACGCCGCATTGCTTGGCAATGCGCGGGAAATGCCCGGCGCGTCGGGCACGCAACGCAACACCGAAATCGGAGCAACGAAAATGCCCACGACGCTAGCGGAACAGGCTTCCATGTTCCAAACCCAACTGGAAGCCGCCAAGACCGGCATGAAGGCGCTCATGCAAAAGGCCGCCGATGATGGTCGGACGTTCGACGACGCCGAACAGAAAGAATTCGACGGACTCGAACGCCAATGCAACGAAATCGACGGTCACCTGCAGCGTGTTCAAAAATTCGAGTTGATGAACAAGACCGCGCTTGTGCCGGTGCAGGGCGGCGACCTTGCGGCAGGATCACGAAGCCGCGAGCCGATCACCTATACGCCGCCGGCGGGCGATGCGCTCGGCCATGCGCTCGCGACCAACACGCCGATCCGCGTGCGGCCGAATTGTCCGCCCACGACCGGCTTCATCCGGTTGTGTCTCGCGATGATGGCGGGCAAGGGAAACCGGTCGGATGCTTTGAGCTACGCGAAAAAGCGGACCGATTGGCATTCGTCGACGCCGGAATTGCTCACGATCCTTTCCGACGATGACATCATGTACCACTTGCGCGCGGCGGTGCCGGCGGGAACGACTTACGACTCAACATGGGCGGGGCCGCTGGTCTATGCACAGAACTTCACGGATGCGTTCGCGGAATTCTTGCGGCCGCTGACGATCATCGGCCGGTTCAATTCGTTGCGGCGTGTCCCGTTCAATGTTCGCATTCCCCGGGTGACCGGCGGAACGTCGGGCAATTGGGTCGGCGAAGGTGCTCCGAAGCCGGTCACGTCGATGACGCTCGACACGATCACGATGACGTGGGCGAAGGCCGCCGCGATCGTGATCCTGACGGAGGAACTTGTAAGGTTCTCGAATCCGGCGGCCGAAGATATGGTTCGCGCCGATCTTGCGAAATCGATCACGCAATTCGTCGATCGACAATTCGTCGACCCGTCCGTCGCCGCCGTCACCGGCGTTTCGCCGGGCTCGATCACGAACGGGATCACGCCGATCACGCCAACCGGCGTCAACATGGCGGCGTTCCGCGCCGACGTGAAAACGCTGATGAACCAATTGCTGGTCGTCAATCAATCGCTCGCCGGCGGCTATTGGATCATGACGCAACAGCAAGCCCTGTCGCTCTCGATCGCGCAAAACTCGCTCGGTCAGACGATCTATCCGAGCATCGACCCGTCGCAAGGCGGAACGTTGCTCGGCTATCCGGTGATCGCGTCGGAAAACATCCCGGCAACCGGCGGCTCGCCGGCCGACGGCTACCCGCTGATCTTCGCCATCGGTCCGGAAATCTTGCTGGCCGACGACGGGACCGTAACCGTCGACGCGAGCCGCGAAGCAAGCTTGCAAGCGGACAGCGCGCCGGATTCGCCGCCGACGGCGTCGACTAACATGCTCAGTCTTTGGCAGCTCAACATGCTTGGACTGCGCGCCGAGCGCTGGATCACGTGGAGTCGCCGACGGACGTCGGCCGTCGCGTGGATCCAGAATGCCAAGTACGCCGAGTAGCCTTCGCCTGACTTGCCGGGCGGCGCTGGCCCAAGCATCGCCGCCCGGATCTTTTGGGAAAAGAAGCCATGCCACGCTTGCGCGCTTTGACGTCATGGGCCGATCGCCGCGAAGGTGACGAATGGGACGCCGGCGACGAAGACGCGCGCATATTGGCCGCCCCAGATTTGCCCGGCGGTCAAAAGGCGGTGGTCATCGACCGCGCCATGGTCGCGGTTGATTCCGAACCGCCGGCGCCGGCGCCGTTGCCACCAGCGGCGCCGGCGCCACAACCGGACAAGCGGCGCTATATGCGGCGCGATTTGCGGGCGGAAACCTGATGCAATTGTTGGGCTTCGATTTCAAGATCGACGGCAACGCGCTTGTCATCACGCGAGCGACGCCGCAAGCGACGACGCCGGCATCTTACGATCGCGGCAATTGGTGGTGGCCG